GGGTCGAGCAAACGATTTTGCCGAGTATCGGCATGTCTGTGGAGTCATCCGGGGTCTGACTCATGCGGAAACCATCGTTAGAGACCTCGTGCAAAGACTGGAGAAAATTGATGACTGAATTTGATGTTGCCGCTGTGGACTTGTCCGGTATTCTTAATAAGGATACTGAACAGAAAGCCAAGCAGTTGCCGGAACCTAAAACTTTTCAGCTACTGTGTATGGTTCCAGAAGCAGAGGAGGAGATTGAGGGTAGTTCTTTGGTTAAGACAGCAACCATGATGCACTACGAAGAAGTACTGACCCCAGTGCTATTTGTGGTCAAGATGGGCCCTGACGCGTTCCAAGACAAAACCCGGTTCCCTAGCGGACCGTCGTGCAAAACAGGTGACTTCATCATTTGCCGACCCAATTCAGGCACCCGCTTGAAAATCCATGGGCGTGAGTTCCGACTCATTTCCGATACCTCAGTTGAGGCAACAGTCGAAGACCCGCGTGGCATCAGCCGCGCTGCATAAGGAGTAATGTATGGCTGAATACGATGATTTTGAGTTTCCTGATGAGAAGGAAGCTAAAGCCGCTGCTAGAGCAGAGGAAAAGTTTGAGGTGGATATTGAAGACGATACTCCAGCCCAAGACCGTGGTCGCAAGCCCGCGCCTCCGGTTGATGACCCCACCGATGATGAGTTGTCTTCCTACGATGAGAAAGTCCAAGCGCGTATCAAGAAGTTCACCCGTGGGTATCACGATGAACGCCGCGCTAAGGAAGAAGCTTTGCGCGAACGCGAAGCTGCTGAGACTTTTGCCAAGCAGGTGTTTGCAGAAAACAAGCGCCTCCAGCAACAGCTATCTACTGGCAGTAAAGCCTATATCGAACAGTCCCAGTCCAACGCGGAAAATGAACTTGCTTCAGCTAAGAAGAAGTACAAGGACGCGTACGAAGCTGGGGATGTAGACGCGCTAACCGAAGCGCAAGCTGAGATTGCCTCAGCAACCCTTAAGATTGACAAGACGCGCAATATGCGCCCTGTCGAAGTTAAGGAACGGGAATATACCCCCACGCCAGATGCTGCACCGCAGCAACAGAAACTTACCCCCCGCGCTCAGAGATGGGCCGACGACAACCAAACATGGTGGGGTAAAAATGAAGAAATGACAATGACCGCTATGGGCGTTGACAGAAGGTTGCAAAAGGAGTATGGTGCTGACTATGTGGGTACTGAAGAGTACTTCCGCACCATTGACAAAACGATGCGCAAAAGATACCCTGAGCAGTTTGAAGACGCTCAGAGCGAAGAACCGGACGAGGAATCAACCCCCCGCCGTGCAACTAGAGCTACTGTTGTGGCACCCGCTGCGCGTAGCACGTCGCCTAACCGTATTCGGTTAAAGACATCTGAAGTCAACACTGCTCGTCGACTTGGGGTGCCTTTGGAAGAATATGCTCGTCAGGTTGCTTTACTTAAAAGAGGTTAAAAATGGCTGAAGTTAAACAAAATCGTTTAGACCGTGAATTGGATATCCGCTCTGAATGGGCCCGCCCCGATATGTGGCGTGCTCCAGAAACGCTTCCACAACCTAACCCCCGCCCCGGCTGGAGTCATAGGTACATTCGCATCAGCTATTTGGGTCAATCTGACCCATCTAATATCTCTGGAAAGTTCCGCGAAGGTTATGAACCCGTGAAAGCGGATGAATACCCCGAGCTAATGGTGCACGCCGTTGTCGATGGCCGCTTCAAAGGCAATATCGAAATTGGTGGGTTGGTGTTATGCCGTATTCCGGCTGAGTTCATGGCACAACGGGATAAGCATTATTCCACGTTGAACCGGGCTCAAATGGAATCTGTTGACAACAACTATCTTCGTAATAGTGACCCGAAAATGCCTATGTTCGCAGAACGCAAATCTAAGGTCACATTTGGTTCAGGTTCTTAATTTTTTATTGGAGTTTTTATGGCATATCCTGTCGTATCAGCGCCGTACGGTTTGCTACCGCAGAACCTTATTGGAGGTCAAGTATTTGCTGGTTCTACCCGCATGTACAACATCCAGTACGGCTATGCAACTAGCATCTTCTACGGTGACTTTGTTGTTCTTTCTCGTGGCTTCGCCACACGCGCCTCAGTCTCTACTGGCTCTAGTCTGAATCAGACCGTCGGTATTTTCTTGGGATGCACCTACACCAACCCCACGACTAAGCAAAAGTTGTTCTCTCAATATTGGCCCGCAAGCACCGCTGCCGGTGACTGCCAAGCCTATGTCTACGATGACCCTGATGCTATCTTCAAGGCGGTTGTTTGCAATACCGGTACTACCGTTGCTTCTGGCGCTATGGCGATGATTGGCACTAACCTGTCAGCCATCAACAACACCGGTAGCGTGAATACCGGTAACTCGGCTAACGCTGTTCTGGCTCCTTCGGCTACTCCTGTTACCACCACCCTGCCTCTGCGTATGGTTGGTCTGGTTATGGAAACCGCAGTTTCGTTGGGTACTGCTACTTTCAGTTCGGGTACTACTACCCTGACCGTGAGTGCTTTGCCTAATGCATTGCCAGTTGGTACGGACGTTTCTGTGATTACCACTAGTGGTCAAATCGCACAGACTGGTTCTTTTGTGGCTACCGCAGCAGCCGCTGGCGACACATCCGTTGTGTTGAACCAAGCCGCTACGTTCACATTGAACTCAGGCGTGTACGGAGCAACCGTTGTTTTCACCCAGTACCCTGAAATCTTGGTTAAGCTGAACCAAGGTCTGCACGGCTACTACTCTGCCACTGGCGCATAAGGAGTAAATCATGGCTATTTCACGCGCACAGCTACTTAAAGAACTGCTTCCCGGACTGAACGCTTTGTTTGGTTTGGAGTATGCAACCTACGGCGAAGAGCACAAGGAACTCTACGAAACTGAGACCTCCGAGCGTTCTTTTGAAGAGGAAACCAAACTGTCTGGCTTCTCTGCTGCACCAGTCAAAAACGAGGGTTCTGCCATCGCTTATGACAATGCTCAAGAGGCATGGACTACTCGCTACAACCACGAAACCATCGCTCTGGGCTTCTCCATCACTGAAGAGGCAATCGAAGACAACCTGTATGACAGCTTGTCCGCTCGGTATACCAAGGCTTTGGCTCGCGCTATGGCGTACACCAAGCAGGTTAAAGCTGCTGCTGTTATCAACAACGGTTTCTCCGCAGCTTATGCTGGTGGCGACGGCGTTGCTCTGTTCAGCACTGCTCACCCGCTGGTCAATGGTGGCACCAACAGCAATCGCCCATCTACCGCTGCCGACTTGAACGAGACTTCCTTGGAAGCCGCCGTTATCCAGATCGCTGCTTGGACTGATGAGCGTGGCCTGCTGATTGCCGCTAAGCCCCGTAAGTTGATTGTTCCTCCTGCTCTGCAATTCGTTGCTACCCGTCTGTTGGAAACCAGCCTCCGTGTTGGCACTACCGACAACGATATCAATGCGTTGAAGAACAACGGTTCGATTCCTGAAGGCTACACCATCAACCACTACTTCACTGATAGCAATGGCTGGTACTTGACCACTGACGTTCCTAACGGTTTGAAGCATTTCGTGCGTTCGCCTCTGGCTAACAGCATGGACGGTGACTTCGATACCGGTAACGTCCGTTACAAGGCCCGCGAGCGTTATTCGTTCGGTTGGTCTGACCCACTGGGAATCTTCGGTTCTCCCGGTTCGTCCTAAGCTAGGGTTATCCCCTGCTGAGAGAGGCCCCTTCGGGGGCCTTTTTTACGTCTAAAAACTGTCACAGATGCCATGGTAGGATGACTTGCAGCGCGGTGCTGCACCTATTTTTTGGAGTATAGACATGCTGTTTACTGTATCTGTTGACCTCGCCGATGGTGGCTTTTTTGAGTTCTCTACTGAGTCCATCTTGAAGTTTTTGCAAGCTGCTCAAGCGTTGGGTAACACCGACATTGAAGAAGTGGACGACGAAGACGACGAGTTTGAAACCTTTGCCGACTGCTTTGTTGAAGGCGAAGAGTACGAGTTTGACCATGATGCTGGTTGCTACTGCTGGTACGATGAAGAGTACGATGCATGGTACTGGCTGGACGAAGACACCAACGAGTGGCTCTTGGTTGAAGACGAAGCTGAAGACGAAGCTGAAGACGAAGCTGAAGACGAAGCTGAAGACGAAGCTGAAGACGAAGCTGAAGAGGCTTAATTTGTGTTGGGTTCTAAAGGGGGCTTCGGCCCCCTTTTTCGTTCGTGTTCGTTGTAGTGATGTATGCGGTGGCAGTTGGCGCATAGCGCTACGCACTGTTTTATTTCTTCGTAAGCCGTCTTAAATCTGCCGTTGCCTATGAGTTCGTTGACGCTGTATTTTTTAGGCCCGACGTGATGGAAGTCAATCACCGCAGGGTGGGAAAACCCACATTTGGTACAGGACAATCCCCGTTTAAACTCTAACCATTCTTGTTTTTTCTGTTTCCGGGTCTTTCTTGACCTGACCTTTACCTCGTCTTTGTTTTTTTGGTAGTGTTTAGCCGACCACTCCTTATGCTTGGCTTTACTGACTTTTGGGTCTTTGTAAGGCATGGTCTTGACGCATCACAAAAATGGTGTATATTGCAGTTATCCGGGCTTTCCGGTGCGCTGAACTGTCCCGGCAGACGACATACCGATCAGTGTACTTAACTTGTATGTAAGGACTCATCATGGGATTCGCTACTCACCTTGGCCCTTGGCTCTTGGGCACGGTCAAAAACACCACCGGCACTACCGCTGGAACCATCCAAAACACCGGCGTTACCTTAGTCTCTCAGACTAAAAAAGTAAACTACACCAATGCCGTAGCTGCATCTGCCGTTACTACAACCCTGTTCACTATCCCGGCTGGGGCGCAAATTGTCAGTATTTTCATTGACACCTTGGTGGCATTCACAGGTTCCACCGCAGCCAACGTAATCATCGGTACTTCTGCCTCTACCGCGCTGTTCTGGGCTTCTACAGACATCACCAGCCAAGGTCGTTTGGCTAACACCAACGCCGCTGCCAAGCTGGTGAACTGGGCTGGCGCAGCAAGCACTGCCTCTCCTAATGGTATTGGTGTTGGCACTACAGACGTAACCATCCAAGCAGCACTGACCCCAACTGTTGCCGACGTAACGGCTGGTACGGTGCAGTACACCATCGTGTACGCTGTTGCTGATTCCACTGGTGTGCAATCGCCTCCTGTCAGCCAGCAGTAATTAGTCTCGGGGGCTTCGGCCCCCGTTTTACAGGAGATTAGTTATGCAACAGACTGATGTTAAAAGTGCGCACTTAAGTGCAGCGGGGTCTTACTACGTTGGGCGAACACGCCTTAAAGGTTTTGTTGTAGCCCAAAAAGCGTCTACGGCAGTGACGTTTGAAATCAGAAACGGTAGTTCTACCGGGGACATTTTGTACACAATGGATTTAACAAGCCTCGCACAGGCTACTACTTTTAGTGTAACGATTCCCGGTGAAGGTATCTTGGCTTCCACAGGACTGTACCTTACTCTCAGCGTTGGCACTGTTACCGGTGTGACGGTGTTCTATGGCTAAGAAGAAAGGCCCCGTTCTCTCGGTCGGTCGTGGCGAGAAGCTGCCCGTCTCCAAGGGAGCGGGCTTGACTGCCAAAGGCCGTGCCAAGTACAACGCTGCAACAGGCAGCAACCTCAAGGCCCCACAACCCCAAGGCGGGCCACGCAAGAAGTCATTCTGCGCCCGCATGAGTGGTATGCCCGGCCCGATGAAAGACGAAAAAGGTAAGCCAACCCGCAAGGCGGCTTCCTTAGCAAGATGGAAATGCTAGGAGAACGACATGGCTGAAAAAAGCGTGATTGAAAAAAAGTACGAAAAGCGTCGCCCAGAAGATGATGCTATTTCTCCAGATACTACACTTGAAGAATTGGTGCTTGGGCCAGGTAGATTGGCTGTTGGTGGAGCTAGAGCCCTTCTTGCAAGAAGAGCAGCACAAGGAATTCCAACCGCATCCGCACGAGCAACTGGGGCGGCGCTTGAAGGTGGTGCTGGCGGCGGGGCTGGCGCTTCTCGCCTTCCTAGTTGGCTTCAAGAGCCCGGACGGTTTGGGCCAACTACGCTTCGGCCAAGTTTGAACCGGCCAGCGCAAGCGGGGTATTCCTACCGGTCACCTGTACAGACCAACGCCAATAGCTTGATACCTCATCCGCTTGAAGACGTGATTGCTTCCCAGCGCGCAGATATTGGACGCATGGTTAGGGGGGTTACTACGCCAGCGGCTTCTGAACGCGGGCAAGCAATGCAACGCGCAGCGGGCCTGCGGGGTTTATCTAGGACTGGAACACGCGTAGGAATAGGGGCTTTGGCCGTAGAGGAAGGAAACAGGCTTAGAGAAAAAAATGAAAAAATGAGCGCCGCCGATAAGCGAAAGCTGGCTGCTGCAAAAGCTGACATGGAAGCCGCAGAAAGTCGGGATTACCCAGAAATGGACACCAGCGGGGCTAACCCAGATGCAGTACGCGGAGAACAGTACGGGCGTGGCGCTCCTGATGGCATGAAACGTGGTGGCCGGGTGAAGAAGATGGTTTCTGGTGGTATGACTTCCAAAGCATCCGGTGCGTCTAAGCGTGCTGATGGCATAGCCCAGCGCGGCAAGACCAAAGGGAGAATGTGCTAAATGGAAAACCTAAACACAATTTGGTCTTTGGGCCTCACAATGGTTGTAGCGGTCATTGGGTTCTTGCTCAAAGAGAAGTTTTCTGAGTTGACCCGTCTCAACTTACTGCTCAACAAAACCCGCGAGGAAATTGCCCGTGATTACGTTACTCAATCAGAAATTCAGCGCATTACTGACCACATTGACCAACGCTTTAACAAGCTTGAAGCAAAAATTGACCAGCTTATTCAAGCGGGGAAGTGATGCCAGCGACAAGTCTTAAGCAAAAGAAATTCATGGATGCTGCGGCGCACAATCCTGCGTTTGCCCAGCAAGCCGGGGTACCTCAGTCCGTTGCCAAAGACTTTAGCGAGGCTAGCAAAGGAATGAAGTTTGGTAAGGGGTCCACATCAAGGGCCGATTTGCAACATATCAACAAGCCTGAAACTCGACAAGGCAAAATGGAACTATTTAAGAAAGGTGGAAACACTATGGCCTCTAAAATGCCCGCAGCCCTCATGGCTAAATTTGAAAAATCTGGTAAAGACGTTGAGAAAAAAGGCGTCAAAGAAGGTTCCAAAGCCGATATGGCAATGGACAAAAAGCAAATGATGACGATGAAAAAAGGCGGTGCTACTAAGAAGATGGCTTCTGGTGGCTCTGCTTCCAGTCGTGCTGATGGTATTGCCCAAAAAGGTAAGACCAAAGGCACAATGCTCAAAAAAGGCGGTATGGCCTGCTAAGGAGTAAATCATGGCTGATATGAAATATGAAGATGCAACTCCGGTAGATGAGCCGGTTGCAAAGGCTAAGCAGAAGGCTAAGCCTGCTCCCCCTAAAAGGCAAACAAAGGAATACCGTAATGAAATTCCGCCTATGACAGTGAAGCGCAAAGATAGTGACTCTGAAGAACTCAAGTCATCCCCCGTTGCTGGGCTGGATTTAACCGAACCAAACCCATATAACGATTTTAATTCTGGCCCTTCTAGCTACGCCAAAGGTGGCTCTGCTTCTAGTCGTGCGGACGGCATTGCATCCAAGGGTAAAACCCGTGGAAAGATGTGCTAAATGATAGCCTCTCGCGGCATGGGTGACATTAACCCGTCCAAGATGCCCGGTGCGAAGAAGAAAGCGCGTCGGGATAACACCGACTTCACGCAATATGCTGAAGGCGGTAAGGTCAATGCTGCGGGAAACTACACCAAGCCGAGTCTGCGTAAACGCATTGTGTCCCAAGTCAAGGCTGCGGCCACACAGGGCACAGGCGCAGGGCAATGGAGCGCGAGAAAAGCACAACTTGTCGCCAAAAAATATAAGGCAGCAGGCGGAGGGTACAAGGATTGAAAGCACCGCAGCAATCCCTGAAAGATTGGGGCGACCAAAAGTGGCGCACTAAGTCAGGGAAGCCGTCGTCAAAAACAGGTGAGCGATACCTCCCTGAAGCTGCCATCAAGTCCTTGTCCCCAGCCGAGTACGCCGCAACCACCAAAGCCAAACGTGCCGGTAAAGCAGCAGGTAAACAGTTCGTAGCCCAACCCAAAAGCATTGCAAGCAAAACAGCGAGGTACAGATAATGGCTGAGAAATGGATTCAGAAAGCAATCAAAAAGCCCGGTGCACTACGTGCATCGCTTGGCGTAAAGGGTGATAAGCCTATCCCCGCTAAGAAGCTTGCCAAGGCTGCAAAAGCCCCCGGCAAGATGGGTCAACGTGCCCGCCTAGCAGAAACCCTTAAAGGTCTGAAGAAATAATGGCAAATACTTCCGGCTCCACAGCTTTTAACCTTGACCTCACCGAGTTGGTCGAGGAGGCTTTTGAGCGGGCGGGAAGTGAACTGCGCACGGGCTATGACATGCGCACTGCGCGGCGTAGTCTCAACATCATGTTCGCCGACTGGGCCAACCGGGGCATCAATCTGTGGACGATTGAACCGGGCACTATCACCATGGTGCAGGGGCAGAATACCTATGCCCTGCCAGACGACACAATTGACTTGCTGGAGCACGTTATCCGCACGGATGCCAACAGCACTTCTAACCAGTCTGACCTGACCATCACCCGCATCAGCGTTTCTACCTACGCTACTATCCCAAACAAGTTGACTCAAGCGCGGCCTATCCAGCTTTGGATTCAGCGGTACAACGGGCAAACTTCCGTAGTAGGGTTAACCCTAGGTAGCACAATCACGAGCACGGATACCCAGATTACCCTGAGTTCCACGGTGGGCCTGCCCGCTTCGGGGTTCATCAAGATTGACTCAGAGACCATCAACTACGGCTACATATCAGGGAATACCCTATATAACTGCTTCCGTGGGCAGAATAATACAACTGCTGCGGCGCATACCTCTGGGGCTACCGTCTACTGGCAACAGCTTCCTGCCATAACCGTCTGGCCTACACCGGACAACGCACAGACATACACGTTTGCCTACTGGCGGCTGCGCCGCACCCAAGATGCTGGTGGCGGTGTAAACATCATGGACGTTCCATTCCGGTTTATACCCTGTATGGCAGCAGGGCTGGCGTTCCACATTGCAGGCAAAATCCCCACAGGCATGGAGCGCATACCCATGCTCAAGCAGCAGTACGATGAGGCTTGGGAGCTTGCGGCTTACGAAGACCATGAGAAAGCGGCCCTACGTTTGGTGCCGCGCCAGACCTATATCGGGCGGTAACCATGGGCAATAGATTCGCTTCTGGCAAGAATGCAATCTCCGAATGTGACCGCTGCGGCCAGCGATTCAAGTTAAAGGTTCTGCGCACAGAAATCATCAAGACAAAGAACTACAATCTGCTAGTATGTCCAGCATGCTGGGACCCTGACCAGCCGCAGCTACAGCTAGGTATGTTTCCTGTAGATGACCCACAGGCTTTGCGTAATCCACGCCCTGACCGTAGCTATGTAGCTTCTGGTTTAGATACGTTGGGATACCCCGGTGGGGGTAGTAGGGATATTCAGTGGGGGTGGAACCCTATTGGTGGCGCTAGTAATTTTGATGTGGGTTTGACCCCCAACTACTTGGTCGGAACCACGAGTGTTGGCACGGTAACAGTAACGGTTTCATAGGAGTACGTGATGGCTAAAGAAGACATGAAAAGTGATATGGCGCAAGACAAGGCCATGATTAAGAAGGCGTTCAAGCAGCACGATGCGCAAGAGCATAAGGGCGGCAAAGGCACTTCATTGAAATTAAAAAAAGGTGGCCCTACGTCTGAAGACCGTATGCGCCTTGGGCGCGGTATGTCGCGTGTAGCTAGCCAAAAGACGGGTTAAATCATGGCATACACAATGAAAAAAGGCGGCAAAGAAGTTGGCTCCGCCGCTGTATACGCTAAGCCACACACCATGGACGGCAAGGCAATGAAGATTGCTTCAAGCCCCGGTAAAGAACCTAACCGTAGCCAATTGGATACGTCGGACATCAGCGTGGGGCAATACAGCAAGTCTGCTGGTAACGAGCCTATCAAAACTGATGGCATCAAAGTACGGGGAACTGGCGCAGCCACTAAAGGGCTGATGGCAAGGGGCCCGATGGCATGAACTATTCTGAGCTTTCGGCGGCGATACAGACCTACACGGAAAATAATTTTCCGGCGATTACCCTTGCGGATTCGTCTACGGTCTCGTCTACGGCTCAGATTAACCGTTTCATTGAGCAAGCGGAACAGCGCATCTACAACTCGGTGCAGTTTCCTTCGTTGCGTAAAAACGTGACGGGGACCATTACATCCGGCAACAAGTACCTGTCCTGCCCCGATGACTTCCTGTCTTCATACTCCTTGGCTATCTTTTCTGGTTCTGGCCCGTACACGTTTTTGCTGAACAAGGACGTGAACTTTATGCGCGAGGCGTACCCCACGCCGACCGACACCGGAACACCTAAGTACTATGCCTTGTTTGGCCCAACTGTGTCAGGCTCAACCATTAGCAATGAGCTATCGTTCATTCTCGGTCCGACACCCGATGCAACATACTCCGCAGAACTGCATTACTACTACTACCCCGAGTCCATCACGACCGCTACCACCACTTGGCTGGGAGATAACTTTGATACGGTCTTGCTTTATGGGTCGTTGGTTGAGGCATACACCTTTATGAAGGGTGAGGCCGACTTGATTGGGCTGTACGATGGTAAGTACAAAGAAGCCCTTGCACTAGCTAAACGTCTGGGTGATGGTCTGGAGCGTCAGGATGCGTACCGTAGTGGTCAATATAGACAGGCGGTGACATGAGCAGCATCGTCCAAACACAGACTACCAGCTTCAAGAAGGAGTTGTACCAAGCTGTCCACAACCTGTCCACGAATACCATCAAGATTGCGCTGTACAACGGCAATGCCAACTTGAACGCGGACACGGCTGTATATACAACTACCAATGAGGTTGTAGCATCTGGCTATACAGCGGGAGGGAATACCCTGACCGGGGTTACCATCAGCTCTGCGGACTACACGGCGTATGTAAATTTTGCAAACACAGCTTGGACGGCTGCTATCACGGCCCGGTGCGCTTTGATTTACAACGTGACACAGGGGAATAAGTCCATCGCGGTGATTGACTTCGGGGCGGACAAAACCTCGACCACAACCTTTACAATCACCATGCCTGCTAACACTTCCACCACCGCACTTATCAGGAGCTCAAATTGATTGTCACTACGACTAAAGGCGACATGGATGATTCCCTGCTGGAATACCGTACCGGCACGGTTGACAACGATAATGAAGCGACTACGTGGACGGAA